CCCCGAAGACCTGCAGAACCTGTCGATCTTCCCCGCTCGCTGTGAGCTTTCGATGCAACAAATCGAGGAGCTGTCCCCTGAGGAATACAGCGAGTTTCTGTCCAACTGCATGGAGTTTGACCTGTGAGGAGCAAGTCACTCTCTGGCCAATCATTCGTCCCTGGCAAACCGAAGCGAACCCGCCAAGGCCAGGGCACACATTCCAAGCCCAATCACGGCCGTAAGAAGAGCCGCGGTCAGGGCAAATAATCCGTATCTCTCATCCAATGGCAAACCGCTACAAATTCCAAACCGTTCTTGATGGATTCGTCTCTGTAGGAGAGGACTCCGGCAAGTTCAACAACAGAACATTTGCTTACACCATCCCCGCTGATGTGCTCCCCAAGGTCGAAGCAGACCGTGAGGAGCTGCTGCAGTGGGCTAAGTCCAAGACCTCCGGTCGAGTCCAAGAGGCGATTACGCCATGGGATGAGGCTGGTGTCTGCAAATACACCTACGGCGCTGGAGACGGCAGCCGCAAGCCCAAGCCCGAGCCTGTCTTTGTTGACACCAACGGAGGCGCCATCCCTAGGGAGGTCCTGCTGACTGTCCGCAAGGGCACGAAGGTCAACCTGATCGTGGACCAGAAGCCCTACGCAATGGGCCCCAATGTCGGCACCTCCATGAAGGTGGTTGGCGTGCAGATCGTTGAGCTAGTTACAGCCAACGGGGCTGTGGATTCTGGGGACCTGTCCGTTGAGGACGTGGCCGCCATGTTTGGCAACGTTGACGGCTACAAGGCTGACAGCCCCGCTGTGCGTGATGCACGGCCCGAAGACGAGGCAACCGACTACGACTTCTGATGACTTACCGAAGCGGCTTGGAAGAGCGGCTAGGTAAGTATCTGGACAAGCTCGCTGTCCCCTACCTCTATGAGGTGGAGAAGTTTGACTATGTCACCCGCTCTAAGTACACACCTGACTTCTTTCTACCCAATGGGGTAATCATTGAAGCTAAGGGGTTTTTCAAGCCGTCAGATCGTCGCAAGATGCTGGCAGTAAAGGAACAGAACCCAGAGCTAGATATCCGCTTTGTCTTCCAACGCAATAACACGCTGTCCAAGAACAGTAAGACCACCTACGGGGCCTGGGCTGATAAGCACGGGTTCCCTTGGTGTGTATATCCATCCATCCCTACCACATGGTTTGAATGATCGACCCCCAATTTCCAATCATGGTGGCCATCGACAGATTGGTCGCCGAACTAGAAGAAGATTACCCGCCGGAGGAGATCTTCGATTCCCTTGCTGAATACCTGGAGCTTGCTGATGAGTTTGGCTACCTCCGATGACTCAGAATTCATCCGACACGAACCCTGTCCGGACTGTAGTAGTTCTGACGCTTTTGGTATTTACAGCGATGGTCATGGCTTTTGTTTCTCCTGTGGGTATTACCAACCCTCCGGAGATGAGGTGCGGCCAGCTCGACGGGCACACCATATGTCTGTGAGTTATGGCGGCGACTTCGCTCCGATCAGATCTCGGAAGCTAACAGAAGAGACCTGTAAGAAGTTCAATGTCCGTGTGGATGCGGGGCCGGTGATCCGGTTCCCGTACTACGCAGGCGGGACAGTCTGCTCATTCAAGGAGCGGGACAAATCCAAGAACTTCACATGGACAGGTAAGAACGAAGAACACCAGCTCTTCGGACAACAGTTGTTTGGCAGCGGCAAGACCGTCGTTGTCACGGAGGGGGAGATGGACGCCCTCTCTGTATGGCAAGCCCGTCCAAACTGGCCCGTAGTTTCTGTCCCCAATGGGGCACAGGGAGCACGTAAGGCCCTGCAATATCAGCTCAAATATCTGCTTGGCTTCGATGAAGTTGTGCTGATGTTTGACAACGATGAGGCAGGCCAGAGGGCCGTTGAAGAGTGCGTGAACCTATTTCCCCATGACAAGGTTTTCATCGCTGCTCTGGGCGGTCACAAGGATGCCTCAGAGGCTCTTGTGGCAGGTGATGGTGAGGCAACACGCCAAGCCGTCTACAAGAAACGCCCTTATGTACCTCAATCAATCATAGATGGACGAGACCTATTCGAATTGGTATCCAGCCCCCTTCATGGGCGGGATGCTGATTTCCCTTATGACGATCTCAATACCGTTACTGGTGGCCTGCGACGAGGTGAACTCGTCACGATTACAGCCGGTTCCGGTACGGGTAAATCAACCCTCTGCGGAGAGATTGCCGTTGCCCTAATCAAGCAACAGCAGAAGGTCGGCTATATCGCGCTCGAAGAGAGCGTTAAACGTACCGGCCTCCGTCTCATGACGGTGGCAGCAAACAAACCACTACACCTAAACAATGATCTCCCCCGTGAATCCCTCAAAAAAGCGTTCGACGATACCCTTGGAAGTAGTTACGTTTACCTTAGGGATGGGTTTGGGAGCGTTGACCCTGACCATCTACTCAATGATATTCGGTACCTAGTTAAGACCAACGAGGTTAACTGGATTGTCCTAGATCACCTCTCCATTCTGTTGTCTGGTAATGAATCAGGCGACGAGCGGAAGATGATCGATGTGGTGATGACCAAGCTCAGATCGTTTGTAGAGGAGACAGGCATCGGCCTTGTTCTTATCTCTCATCTTCGCCGCAACCAAGGCGACCAAGGCCATGAAGATGGCGCTCGGGTCAGCCTAGGCCAGCTGCGTGGATCGCATTCGATTGCTCAGTTATCAGACATCGTCATTGCTCTACAGCGCAACATCTCTGCTGGTGACAACCGGTCAGAGCTGGTGGTGCTGAAGAACAGGTTTAACGGACAGACCGGCCCCGCTGGTCAACTCGCATACAACCAAGAAACCGGTCGTCTCCAGACCGCTTTGGATTTCACTTCCACTACACCAACTGATGACTACACCGACTTTTGAGCACGCTGTGCTCTTTACCAAGGACAGCTGTCGTCCATGCCTTCAGACAAAAAAGTTCATTGATGAGCTGATCGAAGCATCTCCTGGCCTAGCTGATGCCCTGTCAATCCTTAAGAAGGAGAACCACAGCGCATTAGTTGAGGCGTATGAACTGGAGCTGTATCCCACCCTGCTGATCGTCGGTCCCAATGGAACTGAGCTTGATCGGGTTGTTGGTGGTGCTGCAATCCGTGACTGCATTGAAGCTGAGCTGACCTCCATTATGGAGCGCTCATGAGATTAGCTTTCGATATCGAGACCGATGGTCTCCTCAGAGATCTAACAAAGATTCACTGCATTGTCGCCAGAGATATCGACACAGATCAGGAGTACCGCTGGGACAACGGGGACATACCCGCTGGCCTTGAGTTTCTGCTGACTGCTGATCAACTCTGGGGCCACAACATCATTGGCTACGACTATCAAGCCATTCGGGCTATCCACCCCGACTGGATATATCGAGGTACCACCTTTGACACACTCATCCTCTCACGTCTGTTTTATACGGACTTACTCGACCGAGACTTTCGAAGCAGACCAGCAAACATGCCCGCAAACCTGTATGGACGTCACAGTCTGGAGGCATGGGGTCACCGGCTCGGCCAACATAAAAGTGAGTTTGGCAAACAACTGGCTGGGGATTGGTCAACGTATACCCCTGAAATGCTGGAGTATTGCGCTCAGGATGTTGTTGTCTCTGTTGAACTTTGCCGGCTGTTTGAAAGGAAGCTGGAGCACTATCGAGCCTGTATCGATACGGAGCACCAGATCGCCGATGTGATGGCGTGGCAAGAGCGGGTAGGTTTTCCGTTCGACGTAGACAAGGCCCAACAACTAGAGGGCAAATTAAGAACTGAACTGGACGCACTCTCAGACGAGATGCGTTCCACATTCCTCCATGTTGATGGCGGAGTGTTCACCCCCAAGAGGAAGAACTCTACTCAGGGTTACCACGAGGGTGCTGCTATGTGCAAACTCAAGCAGTTCAGTCCTACGTCACGCGACCACATCGCATGGGCCTTTGAAACGTTCAGGGGCTGGGAGGCCAAGGAACGTACAGCAAGCGGCAGAGCAAAGATCGACGACTCCGTTCTACGTGAGATCGGTACTGATGAGGCTTTGAGCTTTGCCAGGATCTTGGAACTACAGAAACACCTTGGACAATTATCAGACGGCAAAAATGCATGGCTCAAACAAGAAGTCAAAGGACGAATCCACCACGGATGTGTATTGGCTACCAATACCGGACGCATGGCACATCTCAAACCAAATCTGGCTCAGGTCCCATCAGCTCATGAGTACCGCGAACTTTTTTATCCCGGTAAAGATCGTGTTCAGGTTGGCAGCGATGCTTCCGGCCTGGAGCTTCGGTGCCTTGGTCATTATCTTTCTCGATATGACGGCGGCCGCTTTGCGACTGCAGTTGTGGACGGAGATGTTCATCAGGAACTGGCGAACATCTATAAAACCGGGAGGAGAGAAGGGAAGGGGGTGACCTACTGCCTGATCTACGGCGGTGGTGACATGAAGCTCGGCCTTACGGCTGGTGCTTCTAAACGTCACGCTGTAGCCAAAGGCAAAGAGATCCGCGAACGGATCATGAAGGACCTGGATGGCTTCGCTGAGTTGTCTGCTGCTGTCCAGCATCGGGCAGAGGGTGATGTACTTCGGGCCATTGATGGCCGCCCTATCCGACTACAAGGCAAGCGTCACGCTGCACTCAACTACCTGCTTCAAAGCTGTGGCGCTGTGATCTGCAAGCTCTGGGTTATCCGCACCCATGAGTTACTGCAGGAGGCCGGGATTGATTACTACCCCCTGGCCTTTGTGCACGACGAAGTCCAACTATCAGTTACACCTAGCCAAGCGGAGATGGCTGGCCAATTAACCACTTACGCAATTCACGATGTCAAACACCAGCTTAATTTCAAATGCCGACTCGACAGCGAGTTTCAAATTGGCAACTCCTGGGCAGATTGCCACTAAGTTCTTTCCACATCCGCTGGATCCCAATATGGGAGCCACCTTCGATGGGCAAGTCTGGACCCGCTATGCAAAACACACTCTTGAAGTAGGGGAGTGGAGAGTAATAGATACGTATCAGCGTGCTAACTCGAATGCCAACGGTCGCGTAAAAAGTAGTAGTCGGCTAAAGACTAAAGTCAGTGTACCTAAAGTCTTTGCCAGAACGGTTTATAACAGGCCCACTGGGGATTGTTCCGGCACGATCCTCTCAGGACGTTTTACATTAGAATGTTATTTAGGCAGAACTCTTGAATCATTCGAGGTATGCCGTCATGGAATAGCAGGACCTGATGATCACAGCTACTTAAATGTGTCTCCCGGCGATGCAGTCAATAACATGATTGACGACCTTGAGAACGGCAAATCAGAGACCAACCTGACTTATCTGATCATGGCTCAGCAGCGCCTAGCCCGTTTAATTTCGACTCTCAATTCCACTAAACCAACCGATGAACCCGAAACTACTGATTGACGCTGACTTTTTCTTCTACCGCGCCGCCTCTGCTGCCGAGTACGAAATGGAATACAGCCCCGACCTCACCGTTATCGCTGGTGACTTCAGGCGGGGCAAACAGATCGTGGAGCAGGAGCTAGACAAGCTCCGATCCCGGTTTGATACAGATGATCTGATCCTGTACTTCACAGATGTGCGGAACTTCCGCAAGGACATCGACCCCAACTACAAGGGACACAGAGTAAAGCGTAAACCCTGTGGGTATCTCAAGCTAAAGAACTGGGGACTAGAGACCTACTCATCTCTCATCCTTCCAGGCTTGGAGGCAGACGATGCACTTGGTATCGATGCCACGTCTGGAGTGTATGAGAACTTTGTTCTGGTCAGTCCTGATAAGGACATGCTTCAGATCCCCTGTCGAATCTACAACCTTAAAGAAGAGTTCACCCAGACCCCCGAAGATGCGCATAGGAAACTATTTGAGCAATGCCTTACTGGCGATAGCACTGACGGTTATAGTGGCTGCCCCAGTATTGGCCCTAAAAGAGCCTCAGTTATTCTGGACAAATGTAAAGGTGATTACTGGACCGCAGTAGTCAAGACCTTTGAAGAGAACGGACTAACTGAAGAAGACGCACTTAGAAACTTGCGACTAGCTCGCATCTTGCAGTCAGACGACTGGAATTACGAAACCGAAACCCCTATCCTCTATGTACCTCAATGAACAAGAACGAAGACTCATCAGGCAAACCCTGCTCGCGAGGAGAAGTTATAGAACTACCGAAATACCTCTCGGAGCCCAGAGCTGGGAACCCTGGATGGAAGACCTGCTTAGGAAGGTCGAAGACAAATCCACAGCACTACCAGATGGGAAACATCCAGGTATGGGATTTCATTATTGATCAGGATATGGATTTCCTGCTAGGCAACGTCATTAAGTATGTCTGCCGAGCAGGGGCCAAGCCTGGCGAGAGCCGCAGAGATGACCTGGAGAAAGCAAAGGTCTACATCGAAAAAGCACTATCCACTATTGACAATGTTTGAACACTACAAAGAGGCGCGGACATTCCGCCGTCTGATGGACCAGCCTTGCGACCACTTTGGCGCTACTGCTGCTGTCCTACAAGCCCGTCTGATCAGTGAGGAGTATGAGGAGTTTCTTGAAGCTCATTCAGAGTCACTGGTCTATATGCAGAACAAGCGTTCCCGCGAGGCAACGCTGAAGGAGCTAGCTGATCTGGTTTATGTCGCTTATCAGTATGCCGCTGCTGCAGGTTGGGACCTTGATGAGGCCCTGACACGTATTCACATGAGCAACCTAACAAAGCTGGATGACAACCTACGTCCCGTCAAACGGGAGGACGGCAAGGTAGTCAAAGGCCCTAACTATACGAAAGCATCCCTTATTGATCTCGTTTGATGGAAACTATTGCAAGAACAGGGAGGGTTCAGAGCTGGCTCAATAACCCCGAAAGTAAGCTCCCGGTGTCCTGCACCGTGTTTGTTGTAGACGACTCGATGGAGGGTCCGAATGGAATTGAAGCAAGCTGGCGATTCGTCAGCCATGCCCTACGGAATGCAGCCGGAGTCGCTGTTCACCTATCTAAGCTCCGCCCCCGTGGAGAAGAGAACGGAAAGGGCCTTGTCGCTAGCGGCCCAGTGTCATTCGCAAGGGTGTACTCCGTCCTTAATGAAACTCTTAGACGAGGTGGCACATACAAGAACGGTGCCTGCGTTGTCCATCTGGATGCAAACCATGCAGACCTAGAAGAGTTTGTAGATGTTAGCCGCGCTGAGCTGCCGTGGATCAAACGCTGTATTGATGTAACTCCTGAATGGTGGAATGAACTTAGTCCGACTCTGCAGTCCAAGATTCTCACAGGAATCAAAGCCGGGGATCTTTGGCTTAATAAAGTCAAGCACGACAACAGAGGCTACCGTATTTACGGTAACGTATGCCTTGAAATATACCTCCCAAGCAGAGGAACCTGTCTGCTTCAGCACGTTAATTTGGGTGCCTGCGGGGTGGAAGATATCTCTAGAGCATTTGTCAAAGGAATGTCCGAACTATGTAATCTCCATAAAAGAACTGGTGTCGGAGAAACTGGTGAGTACCTCTCGCCCCAAGAGGATCGGCAAGTGGGTCTCGGAGTGTTGGGGCTGGCTAACTTCCTGGCGATTCACGGTGTCTCGTATGCGGCGTTCGGTGAAGCCCTCAAGGCAGTACGATTCAGAACCGACCATCTCTACACACCAGCTTTCGTCTTGGCAGAGCGACTGCGCTCGGCGATTGCGGAGTCAGCCAATGTAGCCCGTGCCGCTGGTATGGAGAGGGCCTTCACTATTGCCCCGACCGCCAGCTGCTCCTACCGCTACACAGATGCTCAGGGCTACACAACAGCCCCTGAGATCGCACCACCTATTTCCCGTGAGGTTGACCGCGATAGCGGTACCTTTGGTGTCCAGTCCTACAACTACGGTCCTCAAGTAGAGATCGCTAGTGAGGTGGGATGGGATGCGTACAAATCAGTAGCTGATGGTATCTGCGGACTCTACGAGGACACAGGACTATTCCACGGCTACTCATACAACAGTTGGAGTGACGTCGTGACCTACGATCAAGCCTTCATATCGGACTGGTTTGATTCACCTCAGACCAGCCTTTATTATGCGCTTCAGGTCATGCCGGATACCCTCCGTAAAGATGATGCCACCGCCATTATGGGCGATGACTATGCAGACATCTTCGACCTGGACGCAGACGACAACGATTTATTTTGTAGTTCCTGCGCTGAATGATGTCTAACTATTCGAAAGTGGTGTCCCGGAAACGTACCTGGACACCTGTGGCTGTAGATAAAGGCCAAGTTACAGAGGGAGCTGAGGAGACGCTGAAGCGCTGCTTAGCTCTGCGAACCCTAGAGCTACCCGTCAAGGAGATGCTCGCCCAAGGTCTCGAACGAGATCTGCCGAATGATCCTGGGGTTATCCCTGCACTCCAATCCAACATGCAAGATGAAGACAAGCATGATCGGGCTCTGCAGTTTATTGTTGATGCTCACGGCGTTGACGAGCGAGCTGAACGGGAGGCCCAAAGAATCCGCAAGGCTTGGCTCCGCGATCCGAGCCATCCGATCCTCAAAACGGCGATACTTGAGCGCTCGGTGTTCTTCGTCCTACTGCCTTTCTTCCGCTTCAACGGCGACATGGGTATCAGGACAGTCGCGTCTGACATCTCCAGAGATGAGCAAACCCACGTCGCAATCCATGCGATGGTCGCTCACGACCTGGGAGAACGAACCACACCAGCCCTCAACAAACTCAGAAAGGCTACTGTCTACTGGGCGATGGATCTGCTGGGAACATCCAACGAGAATCGCCACCTCAGCAAAGACTTTTGGCTTGCTCAGTCAGACTCCCTGTACGCCCGGGGTAAGGCCGAGGGGCTAGCAGATACAAGGCGGGCTCGTATGCCTGCGTTCTTTGAAGCATCAAACGTAAACCTACCGCAGTATGGCTGAAGTATTTCTAGATGGTTCTGGTCCTCTTGACAAGCTCATTGAGGAACTAGAGGCCATGTATCCACAATTTAACCCAGGCCCAGATGATGACTACAACCGGGTCTTGTATAGATCAGGCCAACGGTCTGTAGTCGAATACATCAAATCTAAATTGGAGACGTAATCATGTGCATGGGTGGACCTAAGGTGCCCAAGATGGAGAAGCCAAAGCCTCTCCCGGCACCAAAACCAATGGTACAGCAACAGATGGCTCCGCCGCCTCAAGTTCAAGCAGCTCCACCACCACCACAGCCAGTTAAAGCAGCACCTCTTCCTCCTCAGGTAGACCAACCTGCAACAACACCACCCCCGATGCTGACGCAGACAGGTGGTCCGGCTGATACTCCTGTTGTTAAGAAGCGCCGCACTAAGCGGGCCGCTCAACAGCAGGCAGCTGGTGGTACATCAGCGCTTCGCATCCCGCTGAATACTGGTAACGAGACTGGCGGCAACAAGACTGCTGGTCTTAACATCCCTAACTAATAATGAAACACGATACAGCCCAAGCCGCTTACACAAGGCTAGTAGCTGATCGAACACAGTTCCTGGATATGGGGCAACGAGCTGCGGCTCTGACCCTCCCCTACCTGCTGACAGAAGAGGGCCACACACAAGGTGGTGTCCTCCATAGCCCCTGGCAGTCTGTTGGTGCAAAGGGTGTGAACGTGCTCGCTTCTAAGATGATGATGAGCTTGTTCCCTATCTCTACTACCTTCTTCAAACTTCAGGTCAATGACGCTGAGGTTGAGAAGCTTCCTGATGTAACTCCTGAGATCCGGTCAGACATTGACCTGTCTCTTTCGAAGATGGAGGCTGTCATCATGCAGCAGATTTCTGAGACGAATGATCGTGTTCAGATCCATGCTGCTATGAAGCATCTGGTAGTCACAGGTAATTGTTTGGTCTATATGGCCAAGAAAAACCTTAAGTGTTTTCCGTTAGATCGCTATGTAGTTTCCCGTGACGGCAACGCTAACGTACAAGAGATCATTACAAAAGAAGTTGTAGACCGGGCACTGCTGCCCGCTAAGTTCCAAAAGGCAACACCCGAACGGGACGCCAACTCTCCCGGAGAGGATGGCCCTAAGGAAGGAGTCGCATCCCAAGGTAACAAGGGACAGAGCGATAATGCTATTGTCTATACGCACGTCAAGTTTGTTGACGGGCAACACAAATGGCATCAGGAGTGTGATGGGTTGGAGATCCCCGGGTCTCATAGCTCTGCTCCTATCAAGACTTCCCCGTGGCTACCCCTGCGTTTTAACGTTGTTGATGGGGAGAGCTATGGCCGTGGAAGAGTAGAAGAATTTATTGGAGATCTAACTAGCCTTGAGATGCTGATGAAGGCCCTTGTAGAGGGTTCTGCTGCAGCTAGTAAGGTTGTGTTCTTGGTATCACCTTCTGCCACCACTAAGCCACAGAGCCTGGCACGTGCGTCTACTGGTGCAATTATCCAGGGTCGTCCCGATGATGTCGGTGTGGTTCAAGTTGGAAAGACTGCAGACTTCAAGACCGTACAGGAGATGATCAACAGCCTCACACAGAGACTGTCTGATGCTTTCCTTGTGCTGTCTGTACGCCAGTCCGAGAGGACTACTGCTGAGGAGGTCCGTGCTACCCAGCAGGAGCTGAACGAACAGCTCGGCGGTATCTACGGCAACCTCACAGATGAACTGCTGAAGCCTTACCTAAACCGTAAGCTTCAAGTCTTGTCTAGGTCTAAAGCTATCCCGTCTCTGCCTAAGGGACTGGTGCTACCTACGGTAGTGGCTGGTCTTAGTGGTATTGGCAGGGGTCAGGACCGTCAGGCCTTGATTGAATTCATGGCAACCCTCGCCCAATCAATGGGACCTGAGGCTGCGTTGCAGTTTATCAACCCAGAGGAATACATCAAGCGGCTAGCTGCCTCTAGTGGCATCCAAGTACTGGGCCTTGTTAAGGGTCAGGAACAGATGGCAGAAGAGAAGCAGCAAGCACAACAGGACGCTATGCAACAGTCAATGGTCAATCAGGCCGGACAGCTAGCTAAGTCCCCGATGGGTGAGCAGATGACCAAACAAATGATGGAGCAAAATGGAGCCCAACAACAACCCGCCGAAGCGCCGGAGAGCCCGGAAGGCTGACGGTACATATCAGGCTAACAACCCTGAGACTAAAACTAATGAAGCTTGGGAACCAGTGGAGGTAGAAGCCTCCCTGCCCAAGAAACAGGACTATTCAATCAAGCCCAAGGTGGGCGGACCGTCTGACAAATCAGGCGGTAAGTACAGCAAGAAGCCGTCTGTCCGTCCGACCTTTGGCAAAGTAACTTCTACATCTAGCTAATGGCAACCACCACCTTTGATATCCAGGAAGGCCCATCTGAGGAACAGATGCAGGCCGAAGCCGCAGCCCTGGAACAGGGTGAGAAGATCACCCAAATGCAAGAAGAGGATCGTACCCGTAAGTACGATCAAACAGAACAAGAGAATCAGGACGCCAACCTCATCGCTGGTAAGTTCAAGTCCCAGGAGGACCTTCTAAAGGCCTACAACGAGCTTCAAAAGAAGCTAGGGTCCAATGACACCGAAGAGGAAGAAGAGCCCGCAGAGGAGCAGGAAGAGGCCCCTGAGGAGGTTCAAGAAGAGCAGCCAGAAGTAGTACGGGAAACCGTTGATTACATGCTGGAGCTACAGAAGGAGTATGGCGATAATGGAACACTGCCTGAGGAGGCCATCGAGCGATTCAGCAAGATGGATCCTAAGGAGCTGATCCAAAGCTATCTCTCATATAGTTCACAGACCAGAGCTGCCACGGTGCAGCAGTCTGAGATCAATACAATCAAAGAGTCTGTTGGTGGTGAGCAAGCGTATGTTGAGATGATCCAATGGGCAGGGCAGAACCTGTCTGATCAGGAGATCTCAGACTTCAATGCCGTCACCAACACAGGCAACGTAGCAGCCATCCGGTTTGCTGTTGAAAGCCTGTCTACTCGATACAAAGCATCAGAGGGCTATGAAGCTCCTCTGGTTACGGGCCGTAAGGCTCCGTCTAAGTCTGCTGGTTACCGCTCACATGCTGAGCTGGCCCGTGATATTGCAGACCCCCGCTATAACAACGACCCAGCATTCCGTCAGGATGTTGAGGACAAGCTCTCTAGGTCTAAAGACCTCCTCTGATCTCCGACGTACGTTCATCCCTAACGGGACGCAGTTCACTCAGGCATGGAACGGGGCCTGGGCTTTCGGAGATTTCCCATGACTCAAATGCAAGTCAATCAGGCAGTCAACGCTCAGAAAGCAGCTGCCCGTCGTCGCGTTCTCACGTATCGCGGCGTTCAATACATTCGCCAGTGTTCTGATCGCTGGTCACCTACACGAGTGTCGGCCTGATGGTCGGGGGGCTGCAATGCCCCCGTAGGACTTTGGTGCCCTTTAGGCCTGCTACGGCAGACAACCTACTGGGTGGCCACCCCGGAGAGGGTCAATTCTCCAAAACAAATAAATGCATTTTAAATAGTGAATCCGCTCCAACTTGGTTGGGCCGTCGGATTACTAGAGGGCGAAGGGACTATCACAT